AGTAGACATCCACGATGTTCGGATTGCTGCGCCTGATGGCAAACTAAGTACTAGTGTTTGGGAAATGGTCAACCAAGCCCCAAGTCTTTTAGAGTACATCCAACAATCCGCCTTCGAGAACGTCCTATGAAAACCACACCATACAACACCGGCAAAGTAAAAATTGGCGAGCACTACGAGCCACCAAGGTATGTAGAGTACGACAGCGATATGTTAGAGCTTCAGTCTTACCTAATTGGTGACCCACGGGTTATTAACCGCAGGTATTGGGCTAATAAGATTGCCCTCATTCTCAGCCTCTTTGTGCTGTTAGTTGTTTTACTTGCGAGCAACAAATGAGAAAGCTCCTGCCTTGTATATACGTTGTATATACCTTGGTATATACCAATGGTATATATGCCCAGCAAATCCCACAGATTGCGGTGATGCCCGGGGGCAATAACGCACCGGCTGCCGGGTATGGTGTAGCCAACGTGCTACAACCACGCTTTCCGACCACGGCTCCCGGCACAGCACCTAGCTTTGTGCCTGAGAGCCCTTATGTGTTAGTTGGTCCCATGGCGGGACCATCCGCCCTGTTAGCCCCTGTCACACCCTTTTTATCGCAGTCCTACTTTTTTGGAGGTCGTCAATGATTGAGTTACTCGTAGCCTATTTGTTGTGGGAAGGTAGTGCCCCTGCCGAATGGTGGGGATTGTATGTGGCAATAATTGCATTGAACTTGTGGCTTGGTTGGAGTAAGCACAAAAAGATAGAGGCTGCTAACGCAGAAGCTGATCGTGTAGTTAAAAAACTATTTGAAGGAAAATAATATGGAAACTTTTCTTTGGTATCTGGGTGCATTTGTTATTGTGAGCGGCATTGTGGTTATTTTGTTTTGGACCACCAGCAAATTTTTAAAAGACACGTTAGGAGATGACCCATGGCAACAAAAATGAAGGCAACGATTGACCGCAAATCAATCAATAACAAAGAGATTACTGCCGAGGACCTTATTAAGCTTAAAAACAAGCTCAGTAAAGACGAGCTACTAATCACGGCTCTTGCCTTTGGGCATTGTGTGTTGTTGATTTCCAAGGCCGCCCAAGTAGATATTCCCCTTGAGTTTTCGTCTGTCAAGGAAGCTCGGCGTTTGGTGCGGGCTTTGCGTAAGCAGGGAAAGGATAGCGTATGACATGGAATCTTCGTCTGGTGCTGTTGACCACGGCTACAGAAGAGCCCTACATGGAGTTACGAGAAGTGTTTTATGACGACGAAGGTGTGCCCGTGGGCCATACCCGTGCCACGGTTGGAGGGGAAACCCTTGATGAAGTACAGCAGTATCTAGACAGAGCCCACTCTGGAATCATGCGCCCGATTCTTCGGAATAATGATTTTGTGGGTAAATTTAAAGAACTTGATGATGAATGGAATTGATGTATAATACACTTCTAGAAAGGAAGAAAAAATGAAAGCATTCCCAGTACCAAGTTATGTAAACGTAGCAGGAGAAACCCATGACGTAAGCAACCAAGGCATGGACTTACGTGATTACTTTGCCGCTAAAGCCCTACAAGGTATTTTGGCTTGTAATTACGAAGTAAAAGAAGAACCAGCAGTATTGGCTTACAAGTATGCAGACGAAATGATTAGTGAAAGGAACAAAAATGCAAGCTAAAAAACACTGTGAAATGATTAAAGCGTGGGCCGATGGCTACGAGATTGAAGCGTTTAACCCGGAGCACCAAAAGTGGGTTACGACTCCTGAGCCCGGTTGGTTTGATAGTATTGAGTACCGAGTAAAACCAGGCGAGGCTCGCCGACCACGGATCACGGAGATTTATGCCATGATTGATTTGAACCCCTTCACAGGAGAGCCTGAGTTACATACCAACGAGAGCCAGAGCAACGTTATCTTGCGCTTTGAGAACGACGACCTTGTCGATATCAGTATGGTAGGCGAACCCGACGACGAGCCCTTGCCATGGGAATGAAACCTTCTGACGAGTACAAGGTTTGTTCTTTGGAAGATGCCGATGTATTTGCAAGAAAACGAGCCCTAGGCAGAGGACCTTTAAGTGAGGAAGAGATAAACAAGCTCTACCTAGAGCATGGTAATTCTGAGTGGGATTGGCAAATTAAGTTTGCTAGAGCAATAGAAGAGAGGCACGGGATTAAATGAACAATGAACCAGTAGCGTGGATGTCAAATGGAAAAGAGTTTTATGTTCAGAAGAATTATTGTCCTGACTTTATTCCACTCTATACCCATCCAGTAAAAGAACTAACAGATGAGGAAATAATTGCAGTAGGTAATGCAGTTGTAAACCATATTGATTCTAATGAGGGCTGGATTGAATTTGCTAGAGCAATACTAAGAAAGGCACAAGAGAAATGAACGCATACGAATTAGCAGACCAAGTTCGCCATCAAGCAGACTACATTGCCCAATTAGAAAAGGGTTTGGAGTCTAGCATTGCGCTAAACAAGGCACAGGCAGAACGGCAAGTAAAAGAACTAACAGATGAGATTATAGAGCAAGTTCGTGTAGCAATTATGGGTGCAGCATACTGGTGCGCTGATGAAAATATGCCAGAGGCATACAACGCAGTCAAAGTATGTTGTGGTCAAGTTTTAGGAATACTAGTAAAGGCCCAAGAGAAATGATTGAACCCATGAATAGGATAGGCTAAGATGAATACAACATTACACGACTATATATCGCTCAAAACCATGGACGACTTTAAATGCCCCACATGCAAGCTATTGATTCAAGCCAAAAAGCTCTCTTTGCTTGCCAAGCAGGTTAGTGACTATAGTGAGTTACAGTACGAAGCGATAAAATTAGACCATTACATAAAGGAATTGCAACATGACCACCCAGCACCCGGAACCCCCTGCCCCAAATGAGTGGGCAGAAAAGAAGATAAAGGACCTCATAGACTTTTCCATGGAGCGGGGAGACCGCCTCATGGCAGGGCATGACCTACGGGATAAACTGACCACCTTAGAGCAGCGCCAAGCGCTTCTCATTGCCCACGCCCAGCGTTTACGCAGGAAGGTAAGCCCGTCCAAGCGTGAGCGCCCAGAAACCCCTAATATTGGCAAAAATGAGCAGTTATTTGACATGTTTGCTGAGAAAATTGCTAAAAAGCTCTCGGAAATTGAAAAAAGAGAGGGTTTGGATAAAAAACAGAACAGACCTGATTTGTTTGGTCCGAGAGCAAGCTCTTGAAAACCATTATTCACGTTAACCAGCATGTGATTAAGTCCAATCGGAAGAATGGGGTCACAGAACCCGTTTTAACGGTGAAAACGTATAAAAGTAATACCTATGCCCATGATGTCGTGATCCACGGCCCTAGCAGGGTGGTTTATGCCCCTGACAAGCCTTTATCGTGTGGTGCGCATGTATGGATTGAAACAGAAGCCGAAGTCGAGGTTAAAAATGATGGAAAAGGACTTTAAAGTTGAAAAAATGCCTGATGAGAGTATTCCTAGCATTCAGGTGATTGTTTTGACGGATGACCGAGGGGTGAGTTACGAGTATTATGGAGCGCCTTTCATGGACCACGTGCCAAAGATTAAGAGTTTGTTTGTTGGTCCGGTGGTTTGTAAAGAGGATGTGATTGAGTACTTGGAGGATGGTTTTGACTTGTTGGAGGGGGTTGGATCACGGACCACGGCTCACTGAGCGATTTGCTTAAAAAATAGGCAACTACTGTATGGATATACATGAGTTGCTTAAAAAATAGGCAAAAAACGGGGGTATATAGACTTTTTTACGGGCATGATGAAAAAAAATATTTTTTTTGTGAAAATAGACGTAATAGACGTAATGCCGTAATAAGTCAATACCAGTAAGGGTTTGGAGGCTTACGTTACCATTACACCAAAATACAGTAACGTAATTTCTCTGGGGGGACCGTGAGGCTGAAATTTTGAATTTAAAAAACTCACTCCTATCAAAAAAAAGACTATAGGAACCATTTTTTGGAGAAGCAGGTGGGAAAGAAAGACGTTTGGAATGTTGCACCAATTCGGGTAAACAAGACAGCTAAGAGATTAGCGACTGAAGTAGCCCCTTTGCGTAAGCAACGCAAAACTGTAAAAGGTAAGGAATGGAAGTTTGTCCAGGAGCTCGTGTCGGGCGACGGGCACGTTACCATGAAAGAAGCAGCGATTCGTGCTGGATATAACGAGAAGAGCGCCTCAGCGATGGCGTGGAAACTTACAAACCCTGCCCTGAGCCCACATGTGGTATCTGCTATCCAATCTTATCGGGCAGAACTAAATTCCAAGTATGGAACAAACTTTGATCGCCATATGCGGGATTTGCAGTTGATTCGGGATAAGGCCTTGGAAGCGGGAGCATATGGTGCTGCTGTTCAGGCCGAGTATCGCAGGGGTCAGGCCTTGGGTACGATTTATGTAGATCGCAAAGAGATTAGGCACGGGTCGATTGATTCCATGAGCAAAGAAGAGGTAGAACGCAAACTGAATGAACTTAGAAAGATTTATGGTGGAACGCCCCAGCCTATTCTGGATGTTGATTCTAAGACTGTGGAAATGTCTGTTGTGAACGAACAAGAACCCCCTTTTGAAATGGAAATAGAAGATGACGACGAAACCGGAGAGTCTGCTGGGGAAGAAAGTACAGCAGAACCTGCCAAAGAGTCACATAACAAGGCTTGAATCTAGGACGGGATTAGGTATCCCTGATATGTTAATAGCCCTAGACCCTGAAGGGTTAT